TTTCATAGGCTACGCGGGTCGGGGGCTTATGCCCCGGCCCCGCCGATACCGTGGTCGATTTGGATTCGGGTCGTCGACGAAGACGCAAGCGTGCCGTAACTGTCGACCGCGACATCTTCTTCCGGGGCCGTCCGGGCCAGCGGGTGAAGCGTCGCGTCTTGTAGCATCGGCATAGCGACTTCGGACATATCAAGCGACACGATAGCCCGGTCGCCGTCTTCGGTACTGATTCCGTGGGTTTCGACGACCGGCGTGCCGTCGATATTGAGTGCCTGAAAGCCGAACGACAGTTCGTCGCCGGGCGATTCGTAGCGAAGAATGTCGTCTACGTCGTCTTTGAGGCTCCCGAATGTCGTGTGGTCGGTGAACGACACAATATCGTCGTATTGTGCCCCGTCACGCCGAAGCGATTCGATATTCCGGCGTACCCACGACGTTTGTGCCGGGCCGTCGCCCGCCCGGTCGACCAGTTGTGACGCTTCGTCGCGCACAAGGTCGGGAAGACCGGCGTAGCCGTTCGGGTCGTAGCCGTCCAACGGCGTCGCCGTTCCGTTCCCGTTGAACGCTTGGTTTTCTTCGTAGAAGCGTTGACTTCGGATTAACGCTTCTTCCGTAATCGCTTGCGACGACCGAAGCGTTTGGGCCGACAGTTGAAGGAAATCGGTTACGGACGTTTGGCGACCGTAAGGCACGATTTCGTACGAATGGGTGTCGTACGTGTCGTCTTCTTCCGCCCACGTTTCGCCGCCCGGCCCGCCGCTTCCGGGTTCGCTAAAGCGCGACGATTCGCCGTGGTCGATTTGTTCGTCGACCTTGTAGGTGTCTTCTTGAATCGCTACACGCGTGACCATATCGGCGAACGGTGTTTGCCGTTCGTCCGTGATAGTCACGTCCGGCGAAACGAAGATGGGGAGCGAAAAGTTCGCCCGACCAATCGCCTTGCACACCGTTTCGGCGGCGTCGTAGACGTTCGCACCCTTGCGGATTTGGTCGTTAAACGCGGCGAACGCGTCGGCCCACACGTCTTCGTACATCCCTTTCCGAAGGTCGACGGGTTCCCCGTTCGTCGTGAAACCCATAGGGTCGTGGTAGACGACTTCGTCGCCGGGTAGCCCGGTCTTCTTCGATACGTCGTCTAAGAGCGAACCGAAAGCCGACTGGTGGCTTTCGATTTGCTCTTTCTTCGAAATCGTTCCCCGACGGGAAGTCGAAGCCTTTGCGACCGTCGAAGTCGTGCCCGTTCGTGGGTAATCGCTACGCATTAGTCGTCACCTCCAGCAAACCGCTTATTTCCGTGTGCCCCGCCGCTACCCGAAGACTTCGAAACGGTGTCGCCGCCGTCGCCGACGACGCCGTCGTAGGATTCGTCGGGAAGGTCGACGCTATCGCCCGTGCCGGTTCGGCTTCCGCCGTTCGGGCCGCCGACTTGTTCACGAAGCCCCTTTCGAACGACTTCCGGGTCTTCGTCGGCTTCGTCCGGGTCGACCCCGGCGATTTCGGCGACTGTTTCCTTCGCCGCTTCCGTCGCGGCGTCTTTGGCGACCGACTTCATTCGGTCGTTTTCGTCTTCGCTCAGTCGGTCGTTACCCGGTGCCGGGTCTTCGTCGACTTCTTTTTCAAGGTCGTCGACACGACCGCGAAGCGATTCTACGTCGTCGCGGATTCCGCCGACCGCGTCTTCGGTCGACTTCGCCGTTTCGTGAATGGATTTCGCCCATTCGGGCGTGTCGTCGGGAAGCCCGTCGCCCCCGGTCGTTCCGTCGTCGGTGTCGTTTGCGTCGCTCATAGTGTCGTTGTTACTGTCGTCTTTGGTCGATTGGGATACGTCGCCGTCGTCGTCGCCGTCGTCTTCGTCTTCGTCGTCGTCGTCTTCGCCGTATTCGTCTTCCGCGTCGACGATTTCGTCGATTTCGCCTTCGACGGCGTCTTCTAAGACTTCGGCGGTTCCCCGAAGCGTTTCGACTAACCACGCCGCGTCTTCGTCCGGTATCTCCGCCTTTTGTACCCTATCCGCAAGGGTCGCGGCGGGTGTATCCGAATTCTTCGCGGCTTGTAGTGCCTGTTTCATTTTTTCGTCCGGTGCCCCGGTCGCGTTCTTTGTCGCTTGCCGATTCACGGCTTCGACTTCGTCGATAAGGTCGTCGACTTCGACGGCGTTCGCACCGCCGTATATCGAAAAGCCGGTTAGTTCCCCGGCTTTCACCCGTGCCCATTCGTCGTCGACAAATCGCTTGCCGATTACCCACGCCCCTTCGGGATACGTTACGGTTCCCCCGTCGGGAAGGTCGAAGTCTTGTTCGTCTTTGAGTATCCACGATTCGACGGGCACGCCCGCCCCGTCTTCTAAATCGTGGTCGGAATCCATCTTCCGATACTTCGCCATATATTCGTGGGCGGCACGTTCGACGACATAGGGCGGGATTACGTCGCCTTGTTTGTCTACGTCGTTCGGAATCAGTACCGCCGCATAGGCGATTTGCCGTTCGCCGTCTTCGTTCGGTTCACGAACGTCTACGTCGGCGGCTTTTTCCGCTACGTCTTCCGGTTCGGCGAAGACGTAGGGGCGTTCGACGTGGGCCGCTTTTTGCCGGGGCGTCGTCGCGTCTTTGAAAAGTAACCATTCGGAATCTTGTGCCGGTGTATCGACCGACGACACGAATTCGGTGGTTAGCGACGTTAACACCTTGTCGGCGTTCGGGTCGGTAAGCGCGTCTTTGCCTTCTTCGGCAAGCCACGCACAAAACGCGTCGGGGTCTTCTTTGTCCTGATTATCCCGCACACAAGCGTCGTGGTCGTCGTAACCAGCGAACGCCTTACTTGCGGGTGGTATCCTACTCATTCGTCGACCCTACGGATACACCGTTAAAACCACGTTACCTTTAGTCTAAGCCGCCGTCGACCCCGTCCGGGCCGGTAGACGGTCTACGAATGGGCCGTCGGAAAGACCCGAACCGACGGCCCGGTGGGAAGTGTCGCGGTACGCCCGCGACGGCGAAACACGAACCGACCGTCGACACAAGCGACACGCCGTATGTCGTCGGCCCGACCGTGGGCGGGTTCCCCCGCCGACGATTCCTACCGCCTTCGGTGGGAAAAGCGTGCCGGGTTAGACCACGTCGGCGACCGCGTCTTCGTACTTGTCGCGGTAGGTGTATAGCGTGTCTTTCGACAGTAGCCCGTTTTCGTCTTCGTCGTAGTTCGCCGACTGTCGTAGCCGGTCGTTTATCGCCCGCTTCGCCCCGGCGATAGTGCCGCCCGATTCCGTGAACGCCCGGCGTAGGATTTGTTCGATAGATTCGCCTAACGCCCGTTCGATTTCTAATTCCCGACGCGTTCGACTGTCGCCGTATTTGATAACCGACCCGACGACCGATTCGTAGTCGACGACTTCCCCACACCCACACGACTTCGATACGGCCTTGTTAAACGCGTCACGCCCCGGTATGTCGACTTCGATTTCGAAGTCTAAGTCGGCGGTCGCGTCACGAACGAACGTGTGCCGACAGTTGATATGCGGCGTGTGTCGCCTAAACTGTAAGTTCGGGAAGTGGTGTTTCGCCGCTTGCCGTTGTAGCCGTACAAGCGTCTTCATAGGCACCGGTTCGCCCGGCACTTCGTCGAAGTCCGTTTCGGGCGTACCCGATTCGACCCCCGTCGCTATCTTCATATCCCGGCATAGTTCGGTCGTTCGACTGTCGCCGGGGCCTTGCCAATAGAATAGGTGTTTATCCGAATCGTCGCGGGATTGGTAGCCGACTTCGCGGGCGTCGTTCAAGACCGAAGTCGTTTCGGTTCGGGCGATTACCTCTAAGTTGTCTTCGTCGACGCCGGGGAACGTCGCCGATAGGTCGTCGACGACCGCGTCTAACGACCACCCGTCGCGGTCGGTCAGATTATCCCGTAAGACCCGTTCAAGCGTGTCGACTAACGTGCCCGGTATATTTTCAAACCGGTTGAAGACCGCCCCCCGGTCTATCGCTTCGGCGATACCGTCACGGACGTATTTCGGCACGTCGTCGGCCCGACGCCACGCCCGCTTTTCTATGTCGTCGACCGATTCCGGGGCGATTTGGCTAACGTGGGCGTCGATTAGGTGCTTTTCGTAGCGTGCCCATTCGTCCGTCGATAGCATAGCGACGACCGGAAGGTCGCCGTCGTAGTCCGTACTGTCGTCGCCCGCCGACTTCGTCGTAATCGCCCCGTCGGCTTCGTCCGGGCCGTCGACCGACGCGAAGAAGCCCCCGCCGGGGCCGCTTTGGTCTTCGGGGCCGATTTCCCCGTCGTCGACGACGATTTCCCCGTCGCGGAAGTGAACGCCCGCGTCGTCGTCTTCTAACGCCGCCGCCATTTTTTGCCCCGCTTCGGCTTGCGTTTGAATGAGGTTCGCCCGGCTTTCCTTTTCGCCGACCGTTTGTTCCCGTTCGAATTCGAAGCGAACGTCTTCGCTAAATTCGTCCCACACAAGCCCCCGATTGATGGATTCTTCTAACTGTCGAAGCGTTACCCGAAAGCCCCGTTGGGCGTAGGCTTCTTGTTGTGTTTCGTCGGTCGCCCGGTTCGTGTTTTCGAAGTCGAAGCCCGCATACGACGGGTTTACCTTGAAGACCGACCCTAAGACCGTGACCCAATACTTCGACCGGTCTAAGATTTGAAGTTCCTGATAGGTGTGGTTAATCGGCGTGAATTCCATCGGGATTTTCGAATATCCCACCCGGTGCCGTTCGCCTTCTTCTAACCGCATAGCGTCGACGAACGTATCCCAATCTTCGTCGGGCACCGTGCCGAAGTCGTCGGTAAAGTCCGGCGACATTACACCCGGCGGCGACCCCGCGACAAGGTCTAACCGTTCCTTTTCGGCCAATTCTTCGATAAGTTCGACTTCGTTTTGGGCCTTTTCTAACGGCCCTTGCCCGTAGTGTCGGTCGGGGCGAAGCGACCACGAAAACCACACGACTTCGTCTTCGTCGAATTGGTTCGCTACGTCACGGTTACGCCGCGACGCTTGTAGGTAGCCTTCCGTAATCCCGTAATCGTCGACCCGCTTAAACATAGTCGACGAATCGACGACGACGAATTCGGCAAGGTCGTTCGACCCCGAATAGTAGTGTTTCACCCACGTCGCGTCGCCCAATTCTAACAGTATCCGGGCCGTTTCCTCTAACACGTCGCGGAAGGGTAATTCCGGGTGTAGGTCGCGTAGTTCCCGTTCCCATTCGGCTAACTGATTATCGTCGACGTTCGCGTCTTCGTCGCGGGGCTTCAACTTCCACCCCGCCGAAGCCACGTCTTGCGCTAAGGTGTCGATATACGCTTGAACGACCGCGTTCGCCGCTATATCCCGTAAGAAAAGCGGGTCGTAGGGCTTTCGCATACCGCCCCGGTCGATTACGGAATCTTCGATAGCCGCGAAGGCTTGTGCCCGACGGTCGACCGACTGTTTTTCGACGGTGCCTTGCCCCGAATGGTAGCGTTCCCGGCGACGTTTCCATTCGTGCCGTCGCCGTGTGTCGCCCGCCGTCCGTTCGGGGGGCCGACCGTCGGCTTTTCGAACGGGCGACGTTAACGACCGGATAAATGATTCGAAGCGCGACATTCGTTAGACTGTTATCCTAACGGTTTGGTCTTTAAACTTCGTAGCCCGACCCTACCGACGCTTCGCCGGGGGTTCGTCGGCGTCACACTCACACCGACCGAAGATATGGTAGTCGGCGGTCGACCGGCTTGTATCGTGGTTCCGGGCGATACGGGCGACGACGGCACGCGGGTCGCGTTTGTAATCCCGACGCATACCCCCACACGTTTCGTCGGTGATTTCGACCGGGGGAATCGGGTCTACGTCGACAGCGTGGGCACACTTCCCGCGTAGGTGTTTGTGGGCCGTCGACGACGAAATCCGATACGCCGCCGCAAGGTCGGCGACCGGAAGCGACCCGTTCCGCCGATACGCGTCGCGTAAGTGGGCACATTCGGCGACCGACAGCGATTCGTCGACCGGATTCCCCCCGCCCCGACCGTGTGAACAGCGACCGAAAAGGTGCTTATTGACCGCGTTCGCCGACCGGTGAAAATCCGCCATAACGTCGCGTTTGGTCGCCCCCGCCCGGAAGGTTCGTCGCATATCCATACATTCGGCTTGTGAGACACGCGGCGACGTGGTCGGCGGTTCGTCGGCGTCACACGTACACCGACCTTCGGCGTGCCGGAAGATAGCCGACGGGTGGGAATCAGGATAGGCGTCGATTACGTCCGTAGGGCGGTCGGCTTCCCGCATACGACGCCGTAGTTCACCACACGGGTAATCGGTCGCCGACGGTTCCGACGCCGTGTCGGGGCTTGTGGGGCCGTTAGAATCGACCGGTGGTTCGTCGCCGGTCGTGATATGTAGCATATTGGGCGACCGGTTCGCCGGGTCGACCTTAGCGAACCGTACTACCCGTTCGGCTTCTTCTTCGGATAGCCCCGCGTCGTCGTGGCTAAGGTAGTCGATTCGGGCACGGTCGGCGTCGTCTAATTCGACCGCTTCAATCGTCGACACACCCGACCCGTCGCCCGACATTCTATTCCCCGTCGGCGTCGTCGGCGTCGACGATACAGTCGGGGCACACACCTTCGTCGGTCACGCGTTCGAACGGCGTTAACTTCCCGCACCGGTCGCAAGCGACGACGACCGGGTGTTCGCCTTCCGTTTCGCCCAAACGGTCGACTTCGTCGGCGTGGTCGGGGCACACGTAGCGGCGAACGCCCGACGGTAGCATTACGAACGTCGTCGCGTCGGCCCCACACCGGTCGGCGTCGAAGTCCGTATCGGGATTCGGGCCGTAACAATTCGATTCGATTTTCGCGGATACTTCCGTCTTCATAGGTCGCGGTTCGAATCAATCGGGGAAAACCGTGTCGGGCCGGGTTAAGCCGACCCTACCGAATCGCACCCGGCACATAAGCCGCTATTGAGTGCCTTGTTCGCGGCGACCCACTTCGCCGGACGGTCGTCGGGCACGTCGTGGGAAGCCTCACACGACGGGCACCGAAGGTCGTCGCCGTAGACGTAGACGGGTCGCGGATAGTCGCCGAAATAGACCGGCACACGGGCCGGGTGTGAATACCGACCCGACCCCACGTCGTCGCCGTCCGACGACAGTAAGAAGACCGCAAGGCCCCCCTTCGTGAATATGTCGTCGGGTTCGTTCATTCGTCGTTTTCGCCCCACGACTTACCGTAGCGCATAATCCGGGCGAATGACTTGTTTGCCGACCCGGCGGCGGGGTCGGCGTTCGTGCCCGTACAATAGCGGCACGCGGGGCGACAGTCGACGGTCGGTAGCGGGGCCGTGATAAAGTCGACTTCCGCGTAGGTCGCCGTCGGTAGCCCACATTCGGGCCGGGGTTCGGCGTCTTCGTGGTCGGGGGCGACGACCTTCGTCGGGCCGGGTTCGTCGTCGCCGGTCGGGGCGTAATAGACGACCTTCCCGTCGGCGTCGGTCACGGGGATATGGGCCGACCGACTGTATTTCGACCGTGCCCGTGCCGCGACTTCGACCCCCGCTTCGTCGAACGCGTCGGTCGTCGTTAGTGGTTCCTTACTGTCGCTATCCGTTCGGTTTGTTTCGCTTTGAGACATACGGCGTGTCGCACCGAATAGGCGTAAGAAGTAGGCCGGGAAAAGTGTACCGCTACCCGATTAGGGTGTCGTTACTGTCGCGTTAATCCGACGTTTCGGTACGGGCGACCGCGTCGTCGACCACGTCGTCGCCGAAGACGTTCCGGGCCGCTTCTTCGACCGTGTCGGTATAGCCGCCGTTCGCTATCAAGGCCCCAAGGCACGCCGCCCGGAATTCGTCTTGTGGGCGGGCGTCGCTATCCCACAAGTTTTCAAGCGGCACACGGGCAAGCCGCCCCGTCGGGAAGTCGTAGGTTCGGTCGCCCGCGTCGTGGCGAATATCTCCCGGCTTCGTCGGGATATACACACATTCGAAGACCGCGTCGTCGGGCGTAATTGGTAGGTACGGGTGGGCCTTGTACGTCGTTATGTCGAAGTCCTTGCCGTCTTCCCAATAGGCGACACACGACGGGGCTACTTGTCGCCGGACGAAGACGGGCCGGTGGTAGACTAAGTCGATAGCGACGCCGAAGCCTTCGACGCCCCGGTTATATTCGCCTAACTTCGATTCGATTTGGTCACGGGCTTCCCGTTCGTTCGCCGCGAAGTCGTTATCAATCGCACCTGTCGGTTCGTCGTCGGGTGTAGGTTCGTTACTCATTTTCGGGGTTCGTGTATTGGTCGGTCGGGTAGTCGTCGGTCGGTTCCGTGTCGCCTAACAAGACGACAGTTACGTAGGTGCCGTCGTCGATACTGTCGTCGCCGTATAGCCGCCGTAGCGTGTCTATTAGCGCGTCGGTCGATTCGTACCGACCGATACCGAAGTCGAAGACACGCCCGACGGGCATATCTAAGACGGCTTCGACCGTCGCCGTCGCAAAGGTGTCGCCGTCGCCGTCGATTAGGCTAATCGGGCTACCGACTTCGAATTCCCGTTCAAGTTCGTAGCGAACGGTCACGGATTTGTCGCCCGACAGTAGCGGGCCGATATATTCGTCGTCGAAGCGAAGGTACGCCTTCGCCGCGTAGCGAATCACGTCGACCACGTCGTCGAAGTCGTGGGTCGCGTGGTAGCGAAGGTTCACGCCAAACGTCGACACGTCGTCGGCGTCTACGTCGTGGGTCGTCTTCGCTTGTTTCACGGCGACGCCGCCGCGTTCGATACCGTCGGCCAAACGCCGCAAAGCGTGGGCCATATCGTCGGGGTCTATGTCGTACCCTTGTAGGTAGGTTCGTGTCATTTTTCGCGTCACTTCCCATAAGCGACGTATCACCGTAAGAAGGGGGGCGATATAACCGTGCCGGTACGCGACGACGGCGTTATAGCCGTAGTTCGACGACCGCCCCTTCGTCGACAAGGTAGTCGTGCCCCACGTCGTGCCCACAAGAGCCACACCCGGCCCACGAAAACCACGGGTGGGAACTATCGCCGCCGAAGCCTTCCCGGCCTTCGTGAACAGTCATAAACGACCCACACGCCGGACAGTTCGCGGGCTTCGTTCGAACCGCCGTCGGTACTTCGTACCACCCGCCGTCGGCTTCGACGCGGGCGTAGAAGGCTTCGACCGACGTTTCGTAGACGTAGTCGCCGCCGTCGGGGCCGTCGCGTTCGACGAAGTTTAGGGTCACGGATTCGGCGGCGACCGACCCTTCGACGACGACAAGTTCGCCGCCGTCGGGCGTCGTGCCGGTGATTAGCGACACCCCGCGTGGTAGGTCTTCCGGGTGTCGGTTGAATTCGAAGCGGTCGCTTAGTAGGTCGACGCCGTGGCGTGTGGCGTACGTGACTAAGCCCGACGCCGTGTCGGTTCGGATTTGGGTCTTTTGAGCCATACCCTTACTATGCCCCCTACCTATATAACCGTGCCGCTACGCTACACGGTAAGAACAGTCGGGAAAGGTCGCGGTCGGCGTCGTCTACGACAGTACGTTCACGATTACGCGTCGCGGGTTCCGGTTCCCCTTGAAGCGTTCGTCGTGTTTGAAGTGGGCGTCGAAGCGGTCGGGTGCCCATTCGGTCGCCCACACACGGGCACACGCTTCGGTCTTGAATCGGACTTCGACCTTCCCCTTGTGGGCGTCGAAGCCGTCCGGGGCGAAGTGGGGGGCGAATAGACCGTCGTGGTCGTATTCGTCGGCTTGCGTGTCTGATTGGTGCCGGGCTTCGTCGATAGTGTTCGCTATCACAAGGATACCACGAACGTAGCCGTCGAAGTCGTCGGGGCTTCGAATCGCTTCGTCGACGAACGTCGACATACCCATAATGTCGACCGCGTGGTCGAAGTCGTCGGCGAAGTCCGTGTCGTCGACTAACTTCCCGACGGCACGGGCAAGGTTCGCACCGTTCCCCGATACGCTGATTTGGCCTAAGTCGTTTTTCACGATAAGGTAGCCGTGGTCGACAAGACGCCAAACGCGGGCGTCGGATACGTCGGCGGTCGAATCAAACCGGGCGTGTCGTACACACCGGGCAAGGGCACGAAGGTCCCCACGGGTTCGGCGGGTCGTCGCGGCTTCGGATTGGGTCTTTTGAGCCATACCACTACTACGGCACCGGGCTATATAACCGTATCGTCACGCTACACACCNGGGAAGCCGGGCACGGTGTAAGTGAATACCACGGCACGCCCCCACGACGCCCACACGCCCCGCTACGGCGTTCGGCGTCTACCGTGGGGAATCACCCACGGACGAACCGGCGGCGTCACACGGGCGACCGTGGGCCGTCTACGCTCCCTACGCTTGTCGGTCATAGACGGACGGAAAAGTAGGTCGAAGGTCGGGCGATTCCGGCTTAGTACGACGCCATCGACTGAAAGCCGTTCGTGTATAGGCTGTCGATTCCGACACGGTGCGAACGCCCCGAATCGGTCTTGTAGTCGATAGACAGCGTTTCGTTCGTTAGGTCGCTTTCGTCGACCATAGGCGAATTGTTTACGGGCCAATAGTCGAACGACGGCGTCGCGGGCGACCGTTCGTTCGCAAGGCACCGGAACAGCGTTAGGGCCGTCGAAGCGTCGTTCGCGTGTAGGCAAAGCGACTCAGGGTCGTCGCGTCGGTCGGGGGCCTTCCCGGTGCCCGACACGCCGAACGCGGCTTCGATTCGAACAGCGACCCGTTCGCTTGGGTAGTCGTCACGGTCGCCCACGATTCGGTATAGGTCGACTGTACCGTCGTAGTTCGGGAAGATGTGAACACATTCGTCGTGCCCGCTTGCGTCCGTGTTCGCGTTCACGAAGTCGCGTAGCGTGTCGACCGGGCGGGCGTTTTCGAATCGGTCTTCGGGTCGGAATTGGGTCTTTGATTCCATACCCTTACTACGCCCCCTACCTATATAAACGTGTCGCTACGCTACACGGTAAGAACAGTCGGGAAAAGGGTCGCTGTCGGCGGCGTTAGAAGTTCGCCGCCATTTGAATGTCGTTCGCGTACACACCGCCGACGCCGATTTCTTCGGTTCGACCGGCTTCCGTCTTGTACGCGGCGAACAGACTTTCGTTATTCAAGCCCGCGTCTTCGATTAGGGGCGAATTGTTTTTCGCGTAGTATTCGACCGTGACGTGGTCGACGTTACGTTCGCGGGCAAGCGAACGAAGCCACACTAACAGCGTCGCGGCTTCGAAGTCGTGGTACGTAATCGACACGGGGCGGCGTGGGTTTCGGTCGCTCAGGCTTCCCCGGTTCAAGAACCGGGCGTCGACGACCGTAGCGATACGGGCGTTCGTGTCGGCACCGTTCGTTACGGCTTCGACAAGTCGTAGGAACGCGACAGTACCGTCGTCGCGGGGGACGACCGACACACATTCGTCGTGGGTGCCGCTTCCGTCCGTCGACGCGTTCACGAAGTCGATAACGTCGACTACGTCGATTACGTTGTAGTTCCCGAAGTCGTTCGATTCGCTTCCGATTTGGGTCTTTTGGGCCATACCCTACATAGGCACCCTACCTATATAAACGTGTCGTTGTAACCTGTAAGGTAAGCCAACAGTACGCTTAAGTACCCCCGGCCCCTAATAGTCCTACGGCGGTACGGTGCCGCCGTCGGCACGCCGGTCGGCGGTGTGTCGTTAGTACGCAAAGACAAGGCCCACTATGGAAATCATAACTTCCGACGACGACGGCCCTGTATCGACCGAAGACACGCCTATCGTTCCGTCCGGTCTTCGACTATCGTGCCGCGAATGTGGTACGGAATTCGAAGCGGGCGACGGCGGCAAGGATATTCCCGGCGGTCACAAGAAGTATAACCGCTTCGCGTGCCCCGANTGTTCTACCTACGTCGCTAAAGAATACGGTTCGAACCGTGCTATCTTCGAAGAATACGTCGACCTTGAATCGGTCGACGAAGCGTTCCGTCGTCGGTGCGAAGAAGACGGCGACGACCCCGACGACTACGAATTAGTCGCGGGGGCATACGTCTACCCGGACGAAGTCGGCGATACTGTCGTCGAAGCGTTCGAATACTATCCGGGCAAAGGTGTCACGAACCGGCTTTCGATTGAAGCCGACGACGTTCACACCGACCCCGACGGCCCGGCGTCTATGGCCCTTCGACACGACCAAATCGACGCGGCGGTCGAATGGTATCCCGCCCACTTCAAGCCGATAGCGTTCGAAGACGCCTTCGGCGACCCACAAACCGTCGACGACGTTCGCCACGGTAAGAGCGTCTTACGGTTCGTCCGGGTGGTCGAATGACCGACGACACACGCCGACAAATCGGCGTTATGCGGGGCACCACCCTATCGGTTACGGTGCCCCCGACTGTCGTCGACGGCGACCATTCGTTCCGAACGATTTCGGGGCGAACCGACGAAGACGAAGTCGTGACCGTCACGCTTGAAGCCGGATTTACCCGGCTACGCGTCGACGGCGTCGAAGCGGTCTTCGACGGCTTCCGGTACTTCCCCCGTAATCCCGACGATTACGACACGGTCGACTACCGGGGCGACCCCGGCGACGCTAAGGCCGACTTCGCCCCCGACGACGGCGGCGACGTTTGGCCCGAACGCCTAATCGACACGGTTCACGCCGTGACCGACACGACTGTCGCCGACCTAATCGACGGCCTTCGAAGCGGGCGTATCGAACCGCTTCCGAAGGCATAACGCACCGACACGGTTCCTCTACCGCTTTTCGACGACCGACGACGCGTTCGACGACCCCGACGACGAACGCGTACTGTCAGAAAATATACCGTAACGTAAAGCGTCGCAACCATGATCGTCGACCCCCGACGCCCCTACGTCGTCTTCCGTGTACGACAGTAGTTCGCCTATCAGATTTTCACACCGGTCGGCGACAAGTAGCCCGTACCGGTCGCGGTGGTCGGCCTTCAAGCGGTGCCGGACTTCGTCGATTCCCGCGTCTATCGACTTTTCGGCCTTCCCCGCCGGGTAGCCCGACGGCGGGTTTTCCAACCCAGTCATAGACGGGTTTCGTAACTTCCGAATGTTTCCGCCTTCGTGGTCACAATACATTCGACCCGTCGGTTTTTCGCCGTCGCGTAGCCACCGTAGCATATCTTCGACGTGTGATTTCGATTCGTAGAATTCGTCGATTACGATTAGTTGACCGTAGTCCGTCTTCCCGATTTCAAGGCACACGTCCGGGGCGTCCCACCCGAAGTCGACGCCGTAGATTCGCCACGTATCCGATACCGTCACGTCGCGGTCGACCGCTTCGTAGCCGCCGTCGGTCGCCCGTAGTTCGACCGTATGCGACTGTCGCCGGAAGCCCGAATAGACCAATCCTTCGGCGGCTTCAAACGACCCGTGTAACGCTTGTGCCGATTGGCCCGTTCCCCCGTGGGTTCGTTGTAGTCGACCCCGGTCGCCTTCCGATAGGAACGGATTATCTAACGACGACGCCGTGACCGTGTATATCGTTGAGCCTAACGGGTCTTCGTTTTCGTCGACGTTCCGGTGTAGTATGTCATACGCCGGATTGAAGCCGTTCCCCGTCGTCGTGATTAGGATAGTCGCCGGTTCCCCGAAGTCGAAGCGTTCGGAAATCGTCTTCCGAATACCGTGTTGTTTGTCGTCTTTGTAGTGGGCGAATTCGTCTAACCACGCGAAAGAAAACTTCCCGCCTTTGTACCGGTCGGTCTTATCCGCCGACGCAAGAATCACCGCGTCGCCCGTTATCAGATTGATAACGCCGTCTTGTTTCGAAAACGACGACACGATAGGCGAATTTTCCGGGTCGCCGTCGTATAGGAACGGGTCGACTGCTTCGGCGTCGGCCCCCGGTAGTTCTTCAAACAGTACCGGGTAGGTCGTCTTCTTCGCTTCCGCGTAGGTCGTGCCCATAGCAAGAATTCGGGTCTTCCCGAACGCCGGGTTGAGGGCCGTTTCCCATACGGCACGGGCACCCGTGACCGACTTCCCCGACCGATACCCGGCGACGAAGCCGACTATGTCGTAGTCGCCCGAAAACACCGCCCGAAGCGCGTCGCGTTGTGGTTCCCAATACGCCCACGTTATGTCTAAGCGACCGTCGCGGAATTCGACGACCCGACCGTTCCGGCGAAGCGATTCTATGTCGTCGTCGGATAGTTCCCCGACGCCGTTCGGTACGTGTAGCGGCGTGCCGTCCGGGGCCGTGATAGTTGAGACACTCATATTAGCGGTACATACCCGTGCCATATCAGTAGGGCGATTCGATAAGGGCACCCGATTCGTCGCGGTCGTAGTCGTGATTCGCGTCGACCATAAACACCGAATCGTCGCTATGCTTTTTCCCACACGATTCACACCGAACGACCGTCGACGGGTCGCCCGTCTTCCGGCGGTATTCGACGAACGACCCACACCGATTACAATTCAAGCGTAGCCGCTTCATAGCGACCGTTTAACATTCGCCCGGTACAAGCGTGCCGGTAGTCACGGCGGGCCGATAGCGACCACGAAGACGCCGACAGTCACGACGAACGCCGATAGAAAATACCACGGCTTTTCGACCACGTCGTGAACGCCTAAATCGTGGGTCGCCCCGTCGGCCTTCCCGAAGACGACTTCGATTACGACGACCGACGCCCCGATTAGTGCCCCGACTTCGCCCCACGCGACGGCGAAGTACGCGAATAGCGCGAAGCCCAAACCCAATTGTAGGCTATGGATTTTCACCCACGACAGATTACGAAGCCACGGAAGGTCGGGGCGAATCGGTCGGTCGACTGATTCGGGTAGCAGTCGGATAGGCCCGTAGCGGGTCGCGTCGTCGTCGGTAGGCATACGTACGTGTCGCCGACGTGTCGGCTAAGGTGTTTGTACGCCCCACGGACGAAACGCCGTAGCGGGCGTCGTAGGGCCGTAGAATCGAATCGGGGAAACAGGGGCGTACCCGGCGGTCGGGAAGCGAACAGTCGGGAAAAGGGTCGCGGGTCGGTCGGGCCGATTAGAATTCGTCTTTGTAACACGACGCCCGGTAGGCGACTTCGCCCACTTCGTCGGCGTAGACGTTCGTCTTCGTGCCTTTCACGATACGGGCCGATTTGGTTTCGTAGACGCGTCGAACGACGTAGGTGTCATTCGCGGCGTAGTCGACTTCGACCGTGTAGCCGTAGCGAACGGGCAAGGTCACGCCGGTTTCGCGGGTCATAATCCGACCGCCGCTAATCGACATTACGTTCCCCTTGCCGATTTGGGCGATTAGGGTGTCGTGGTCGACGGCTACGAACGATTCTTCGATTTCGGCTTCGGCTTCGATTTGGGTCTTTTCTGCCATACCCTATATAGGGCACCTACCTATATAAGCGTGTCGCCACGCTACTACTATGCTAACACGGTGAAAAGGGCCGCTTAGTCGTCGTGGGTGTCGGTTCGGTCGGTCGGGTAGATTTGGACGCTATCGTAGCGGGGGTCGACCGTAATAAAATAACGCGGGCCGACCGTCGACGGGTCTTCGTGTGCCCCCCACACGTCGACCGTCCGTTCGCATATCGACTGTCGGACGTTCCCGACACGAAGCGATTCGCCGAACACTTCGATACGGTCGCCGTCGTCGGCTTGTGCGAATTTTTCGAATAGCGTCGCCATTAGTTCGCCCCCCGGATACTGTCGCCGTTTTCGACCGCGTCGGCGATTCGGGCTTGTACCGTTTGAACGTAGGCACCCGACCCCGACGCCCGGAAGTGGGCGACCGCGTCGAAGCCGTGGTCGCGTAGTTTATCGACGACGTTCCCGACGTGGTCGGCGTCGACCTTCGACACTTCCCACGTTAGGTCGGCCCGGACGCTATCGACCGCGTCGAAGTCGCCCCGGTCTATGACCGTGAACGCGACGACGATATAGTCGCTTTCGGCGGCGTCGGCGTCGGCTTGAATGTCTTCGCCCCACGCCGCCCACACGTCTTCGAACGATAGGTCGCGGATTTCAGTCGCAAGGTCGGTTCGGCTTCGGAATTGGGTCTTTGATTCCATACCCCTACTACGCCCCCTACCTATATAAGCGTGTCGTTGTGCTACACTACACTAAATCGTTCCCATACAGCGCCATTAGCCGCCCCTTTTCGAATTCGGATACCGCGACGTGTATCGAAATATCCCCCGAATTTTCGGCGGTGAACCGAAGCCCCCACGTCCCACCTTCGGATATGCCCCATTCGAAGCCGGATAACGCCGCCCCGACCGACCGCCTTTGGCCTTGCCCACCTTCGAAGAAGACCGCCCCGCCGATTCGTACCGCGTTCGACGGGTCGATTATCCCGACGCCCCGTTCGGCGTCGAAGACGGCGTCTTCCGCCCCGAAGTCTTCGTCGTGATTCACGGCGTCGGGGGCGATCTTCGCCGGGTCGCCCGTCACGTCGACACCACGGTACGGACGGGCGTCGCCCGCCGCGTTCGACGACACGCCCCACGTCACGACGCGTAGGCGGTTCCCGCTACCTTGTGGGTTCGATATGACTACGTCGACGGTGTCGCCGCTGGCCACGGATTCGTCGACAGTTAACGACCATAGTTCGCCCCGCCGGAAGTACGCCCCGACGCCGGTCGTCGTCGGTAGGTAGCCGCGTAGGGATTTGTCGCCTAACGCCCGCCATAGCCCCCGTAAAAATCCGGTTTGGGTCGACGGGTCGTCTTCTACCGCTTCGCCGGATTGGCTCATACGAACGATTCCCGACGACAGTATCTTAACAGTTTACCGCCCGGTTACGCCGGGGCTTCGTCTTCGTCGTAGGTTAGGGTCGTGCCGTCTTCGTCCGGCGTTAGGTCGTCGATTTTCCGATTACACATACCGATTAGCCGTCGGCGAAGGTCGCGGTCTTCGTAGTCGGCGGCGGCGACTTCCGCTTGTATGTAGGCCCGTGCCCGGTCGGGGTCGCGTATCCCGGCGATGAGGGCCTTTATCGTCGCGTCGTTCTTCGTCGTGACCATTTTCACGGCGTCGGCGAAGTGGTCGTCGTCGCGGTCGCTTTCGGATACGATACTGTCGTAGTCGCCGGTCGTCTTCCCTGATTGATTTGTCGAAGGCATAGGTTATCGTTTTTGTACGTATTTCGTGTCGTCGTCGCGGTCTATCGCCCCACACGCCGGGCACNNNAAGGCCGCCGTCGGCCCGCCGGGTGCCGGGGCTTGCGTCTTGTTCATACCGTCGTGGTCACACGTCGGGCACGTTCGGTCGAATAGGTCGGTCTTGTCGTCGATTGGCATAGGTTCGTTANTGGTATTCGCGTCGGTGTGTCGGTTCGGTTCCGGTCGATTCGACGGCTTGTTCGAAGCGGCGTTCGGCTTCGTCGGCTATATCGTCGACTGTTTCGCCTTCGCCCCCTTCGACCGTTACTTCGACTTCGTTCCCGTCGAAGCCGTTCGCCGCCGACGTTCGCATATAGACCCGTGCCTGATTCGTTTCGTATTCGTCGCCGTTACCGTCGCTCATTCGTCGACCCCGCTATCGGCCCCACAAGGCCCGTGGTCGCGTTCGGTGTCGCCCGTGGGTGATTGGTCGTCGGTCGTGTCGCGTGTCATACTGTCGTCGACACAAGGCCCCTGAAAAAGCGTGCCGGTGCCCGACTTACGCGGTATAGAATAGTAGGTCGAATGAG